AATGGATACCCTTAATCAAAAATTTTCTAATCTTCAAACTTCGTTTCAGAATATATCGGCGGCTATGTTTAATGAGGGCGGGTTAGGAACCGCCATGAAAACTATAGTTGGCACGATCACGGACGCTATAAATAGATTAGCAACCTTGGTAAGAATGGCTGGATCTGGAATGTCTAGCGAGTTTCTAGCCGCTACTTCGGACGAGGAAAGAATAGAAGTATTAAAAAAAGAAATATCAGACCTAGAAGATAGGAAAGCGAAAGCGAAAAGAGCAGGGAATCTGCCGACTGAAATAAAAGAACGTCAACGGCTAATTGCTATTTTAGAGCAAACAATAATTACCACTGAAAAAGAAACACAAGCCACGATAGATAAAGCGAAAGCCGATGCGGAAGCCACTAAACAAAGAAAAGAGAAAAGGCTAGAGGATGAAGCCTTTCAAGATGAACTTAAATCCTTATCTAAGTTGATTCAGAGAAGCAAACCAGAAGCAGAAGTTTTAGCGGCTCAGATACAAAGGATTCAGGATATTTTGGCGACAGGCAAGGATGAAGATTTATTGACCTTGCTAGGCGGTGAGAACGCTGACGTTGCTTTGGCTAGATTACGAGAAAGATTGGAAGAGCTAAAAGATCCGATTGAAGAAACAGCAAAGCTGTTTGATGAAAACATGGTTCAGGCTATCGTAAACACTAGCAATGCTTTTACCAATGATTTTGTAAATGCACTCTTATCTGGTAAGAGTGTTTTAGAAAGCTTCAAAAACTTTGCAAAAAATATAGTCTCTCAAATCATCGCCACTTTTTTGCAGTTAGCAGTCGTTAATAGAATCCTGAACGCGGTGTTTAGTGGATTTTCAGGATTCACTCCGCTCCCTACTCTTGGAGGAACGACAGCCCCCGAAACTCAAGCGGCTTTCGTTGCGAGACATGGGGGGAACGCGGCGGCAAGCGGAGGGAGAATAGGCGGCCCCACTCTGGTAGGAGAAAGAGGGCCGGAGATTTTCATACCAAATAGCGGCGGCAGGGTAATGAATAATCATTCAAGCCGTATGGCTATGGGCGGCGATGGAATAGTGATAAATCAAAACCTCAACTTCAGCACAGGCGTGGTTCCCACGGTCAGACAAGAGATTATGAAGATGTTGCCCACGATTTCAGACGTTACAAAGGCATCTGTTCTTGAGGCCGCATCAAGGGGCGGCACGTTTAGAAAAGGATTATTGGGGGGATAAATGCGAGAAATAGTCATGCCATCAAGCCCTAATTTTGTGAGGTCAGCTTTCCAGCTTGATAGGGCGGTTGGTGCGGTAGCTTCACCCTTCACAGGCCAGACGAGAACACAAGAGTTTGATTATGCTGGATGGGTAGCAGAGGTATCACTCCCACCTTTAAAAAGACCAGAGGCTACAGAATGGCTTTCATTTCTAACTAAGATGCAGGGGCCAACTAACTTTTTCAAATTTGTAGATCCAGACGGTAGAGATCCACAAAAGAACAGAGCCGCTACAGGTGAGGGCATCTATTCAGCAGATTATTTTATCGCTGATCCACGGATGAACGCGACAAGCCTTACGCTTAGTTTTTCAGGCAATACCATTACATCAAACAATAACGCTTTCTCAGCCGTTACAGGCGATTTCTTTTTTGTATCTGGGGCAATCAATGACGATAACAACGGCACGTTTAAAATCGTCCAGAACGCTTCTAACTCTCAAACTGTAGCAGTCACAGATAGAGATTTAGTTTCAGAAACAAGCACCGCAAATTGTTCGGTGAAGGTAAACGTCAAAGGATCAATAGCTTTATCTCTTGAGGCATCTGACGGAACATCCGCTGGGCTATTGAAAAGAGGAGATTATTTAGCCCTTTATGACGGCGCTTCACTCACAAGCGCGACACCGAAACAGTTGGTGATGTGTACGGAGAACGCGACTGAAACAGTTGTGGGCGGGGGAAATAATCATTTTTCTGTTTCTATAGAACCCAAACTAAGGTTCAATTTTGCTGATGGCTTTTATGCCGGATTCAAAAACGGAGCCAATGAAAGCAGATTTAGATTGGCTGGCAATTCAGTGGGTTGGGACACAGACAGAAATTCTCTTTACACCTTGGCGTTTAGTTGTGCAGAGGTTATTTAATTGGCTACCCGATTTGATTCTGACAGCGACATAGTTAATAAGACAATCGCAGAGGCTAGATTAAACGCTGAGAAGCATTCCTTTATGTTTTTCGCAGTTCAAGCTGAATTTGATAATGACGTTTTAAGGGTAAATACAACCGCTGGGGACGTTATTTTTGACGGCAATACCTACCAAGGTGTAGGAACTCTTTTAACTATGTCGGCCTTTGAAGATACCGCAGAAATGAAATCTAGCGGGTTGACTATAGGCTTGTCAGGTCTTGACCCAGCAATCCTTTCTCATTCCCTCACAAACGATTATCACAATCGCCCGATAACAGTATTTACTGGTTTTCTGGATGGCGGCGGCGAGAATGCTGGCGCGGTAATGACTTCTTTCAAAGGAAGGATGACCAGTATGCAGATCACCGAAGACCCAAATGGTGCGAACACCATCACAGTCAATTGTGAGAATCGGTTGGTGGATTTGAAACGCCCTTGCAATTTAAGGTATTTGAAAGAATCGCAGAAGTTGATTGATTCCACGGACACAGGTTTCAACCGCATGGAAGTAATCCAGACCGCAGAAATTCTTTGGGGTAAAGAACGATCAGGGTTGGGTTTAATGGAGGGGCAGACAATTCCCATGCCAAGCATTGAAGATATAACAAGGGATCTACGTTTCTAATGAAACGATTGCCTGATTGGGAAATAAAATTATCTGAGTTCTTAAAAGAGAATCGTGAGCGAGACTTTGAATGGGGAAAGTGGGATTGCTGTATATTTGCGAATGCTTGCCTCAAAGTGATAAGCGGCAAAAATGTAATCCCTAAAACACTTAAATGGAAAGACGAAAAAACCGCCTACAAAGCCATCAAAGATTATGGCGGCACTTTAGATCAAGCCTTAGAAAAAGCCGCGCTCGCCGCTGGGATGATTCCAGTTGAACCTCAATATGTTACCACAGGTGATCTTGTTGTTGTTATGAATGAAAACAAACCAGTAGCCGGAATATCTGATGGTTGCAGGGTAATGTCACCCACGGATGGCGGTTATGCCTTCAGTCTACCTAGCACCATTGAAGCGGCTTGGAGGATTCCTTAATGGGAAAAATAGTTAAGGCTGTTTTGATGGCCGTAGTTGTCACGGCTTTGGTTATAGTTACAGCAGGAGCAATTATGGCCGCAGTAGCTCCTAATGCTTTCGGCACTATGTTTATCGCAGGATTTACAGCGGGGGCGGCAGTTCCAGCTACATTAGGAGGGATTCTTTCAACGATTGTTGGGTCAGCCGCTTTTATAGGAGGGTTAGCAATAGCTGGCGCAGGGGCTTTGGTAAGCTCTTTATTGGCCCCGAAGATGAGCGGAGGGATGGACGGTGCGGCAGGGAACCTTGGTACTAAGATATCAGGCGCAGGAACCGCCGTAGCGAGGCAGATCATTTATGGGAAATGTAGAGTCGGAGGCACATTCGCTCACATTGAAACAACAGGAAATGATGGGGCTTTTTTAAATCTCATTATCGTTGTATCAGGTCATCCAGTAGAAGGTTTTGAAAAGGTATTTTACAACGATCTGGAATTGACCACCGCGACCCAAACGGAACAGGGTGAAACAGTTTATTACGCTACCCAGAATGATCTAAGAGATTTAACAGGAGAAAATAAAAGCACTTTCACTTACAGCGGATCATCAAGTTATCTAGTGAGATTTACATTTCACGATGGCACACAGACAGCTTGTGATGGCTTGGCGCAGAATCAGCTAGGAGCCGTTGCAATACCCAATACACATAAATATACAAATTGCGCTTATTTCTTTTTTCAGTGCGCGATAGATTCAGAAAAGAATTTTGCGATGCCTAAGATTTCTTTCTTAATGAAAGGCAAGAATATAATTGATCCCCGAACAAATGCGGCGGCAACCACGGATGCGCAAAGAAGCAATCCGGCTTTAATTTTACATGATTATTTGACCGATACCACTTATGGCTTGAAAGCCAAGTCTGATGAAGTCAATACAACGACAAACGCAGGAGGCATATCAGCGGCGGCAAATATTTGCGATCAACAAGTAACATTAGGCGATGGCTCAACCCAACAAACCCGATACACCTGTAACGGTTTCACAAATATGCAAGCAACAGGCGAATCAGTTATACAAGGAATCTTAGGCGCGATGGCTGGCAAGATGACTTTTACAAACGGAAAATTCCAAACATTTGCTGGAGCCGCCCAGACCCCAGAGTTCACGATTACAGATGCAGACGCTTTGGGGCCGTTTGAGATCGTTACAAAGAAGCGCGGCGGCGATATGTACAACCAGATCAAGGCCGTATTTCCAGATAGCGGTCAAAAGTTTACATCCACGGAAACACCAGTGTTTAAATCAGCGAGTATGCTTTTGGAAGATACGCCAGTTGGTGACAGGGTAGGCGGCGCAGGAAGCCCAAATTTTTCTAAGGAAATGGAAATCTCTCTGGGATTCACTACGGACACTGACACCGCGCAACGCATTCAAAAGATCCAGCTTTTAGATCAGAGGCAAACTACGAGAGTGGCCGTCAGGGTTCCCATGAAATATATACAATGCCAGCCAAACGATTGGATTTACATCACTAACTCGCGCCTTGGGTTTAGCTCCAAATTATTTCAGATTGAAGATATGAGCATGGAGCTAGACACCGCTGACAACGGTTCAGGAGCATTAGCCACTGTTAGCCTTTCCATGAGAGAAACGGATGCGGCAGTCTTTAGTTTCGCTCAATCGGATTACACCACACCAGTAGCGGAAGGAAACGAAAGAACCACAGGGGTGATGACTATCACGGCTCCCACGATAGGAACGCCATCAGTTGCAAGCGTGGTTGATGGCCCAACTGTAAAAATAAACATTACGGTGAATTGGACTAACGCTAACAGTGATGACATAACAGGGACAGAGGTGCAGTATAAGCTATCTGGCGGGACTTATCTTTCCGCTGGCATCGCTGGCAAGGCGCAATCAAATCTAGTTGTAGCGGATCTAACGAACAATCAGGCTTATGTTTTCAGGGTACGCCATCAAGGGAAAGGCGGCATTGTTTCAGCTTTTAGCTCAGAGGCTACCATAACACCAAGCCATACAGACACTTTCAACGCACCGTCCGGCTTGGCGGTGGTCAATAACAAGCCGTTAGCACTCAGCATTTCATGGACTAACCCAACGAATACAAACTTGAGAAGCATCAAGGTGTATGAATCTTCAAGCTCTATTGGGTCAAGCCCTAGTGAATCTTTGGTGGTTGCCACGCTGACAGGTGAGCCAAATAAGAAAATGGTTATCACGCGAGGAGACACCAACGGCCTCACGGCTGGCACTACCTATTATTATAAGGTGCGAGGGGTCACCCATACAGGTCAAGAGTCAGCCCTATCATCTCAGGTGTCAGGAGCTTTCACAGGGGTCAATAGCTCAGTAATTGATTTTCCAGTGGCGGGATTCTTCCATCTTGACGTTGCTGGGAATACCAACGCCCCGACTGATTCGGCATTTAATACGGCTTTCGGCAGACTGCCGATGGATGAGGATTTCGTCATTGTGCAGAATACAAGCGCATCGCCTAGAGTCTCACAGTCTTACAAATATGGATCGGCAAACTCTGGCGGTGGCGGCGGCTCGTTTTCAGAGGTAACAGAGGTATTCACAGGCGATCAAGTGGTGAACGGAACTCTTGGCGCGACCAAGATAGTAGCTGGATCATTGAGTTCTGCAAGCGGTGTATTCGGCGTTATATCAGCTAATGATATTTCTACAGGATCTTTAAAAGCTGATTACATTTCCATTGATGGCGTGACCCTTGATACAACAGGATCAGCAGGAAGCAAAAGTTTAATCATCAAGCAAGCCGGAGTTGCGGCGACTCAGTTAGGAAATAATGCGGCAACGTGGGCGGTTGGATCATCAATCGCGGCAAGCTCTAGCGTCAACACAACACACAGAACGGACACACAGCAATACATTGCCAGCCCAGCCTTGACAGTAACCACAAGCGCGGACTCTTCATTGCGACCTACCGTGACTTATGTTGAAGCTAACCTTAATTTTTTGGCGAACACAGGAAGCGCACAGGGTACAGTCAGAATAGGGATTCATCAAAGCACAACAGCTAAAAGCGTTGGAACTCTAATCGGATCATCAAGCGTAACTAATGCACAAGCGACATCAGTGACAGCAGGATTTTCCGTTTCACTGTCAACTGCCGCAACCTTTACGAACACATCAAGCGCACAAACATACTATTACTATATCACTTGGGTATCGGCGGGAAGTGACACAGCTATAAGTTATCGGCGCGGAACAGGGTCAATGAACGCAATAGCGAGGCAGAGATGAGACTAGCAGTTTTTGATGATGATGGGTTAATTGAAAATGTTTATTCGGGCGATCCGACTTCAATATCAAATTTAAAATCGCTCTATGAAAATCATTTAGATATAGCTGATGATGTAGAGATAGACTTCACCCGACCATCCTATGTCAAAGATGGCAAGCTGGAACAGCCGGAACTATCTGATTCGGAGAAACACGCAAGACTTATGATAGAGGTTCGTGATCAATGCCGAATGATTCTTCAAGACAGCGACAAATGGATGCTTCCAGATGCCCCTAACTACATCTCTACAAAAGTGGATGCGTGGAAAACTTACCGACAAAGCATACGAGATTTTCCGTCAACGATTGGCACAGATGTCGTGGAAATATCTCAAGTCACGTTTCCAACTCCACCAAGTTCCACATGAAACGCAAGGAAATAAAATAATGTGGTATCTAACAGGTGGTCTAGGATTGGCTCTAGCGATCACAGGGGGAGCTTTCAAATTATATTACGACAAGGCAGAAGCGGAAAAAGAGGCGATAGCTCTGCAACTCAGACAGGCGGCAGATAATCAAGTGCTTTTAGAAAACAGCATCAAAGGGTTAAACGATCAAGTTATAGCGGCAGAAGAAGAAAAGAAAATTGCGTTTGAAAAAATTAACATCTTGCAGGAACAGAATGAAGAGGCGCGGGAACAAGTCCAAAACTTAAAAGATAAATTCCAGAAGCATGATATGAATTTGCTGAGTTTACGAAAACCCAAGCTCATAGAAAACATTATCAACAAAGGAACCAAAGGTGTTCTGAATGAATTTGAAACTCTTACTGATTCTAAGCCTAGCTCTTAGCGGCTGTTCAATGTTCGGGCGCGAATATGTGCCGGACGTTAAGGCGGTGGAAGTTGTGAACGTGCAGAAAAAAGCCGTGGTCTATCATCCCCCCTTGCCGTCTAAGGTCAGGACCAAGCCTGTAGAGTGGAAGGTGCTTACTCCGGCGGTGATGGATGAGTATTTATCTGATCTTGAGAAGGGGGAAGCTCCAACGAATGTTTATTATCGGGTTAGCCCGACAGGGTATGAA